ATAGTTAACTAACCGGCATTTAAAGTGTAAAATAATATAACAATAATAAAATAATAATAATAATAAAATAACAATAATAATAAAATAACTATATAAATAAATTTTTATCTATTATTTATTTTTTTTAATTTATTAAGTTTAAGTAATTTACAGTTACCATACCATATACTTTTTGCTATGTAAAAAATAATTAAAAATAAAATAAAATAAAACAAAAAGTAGTACAAATAATATTTACTATGATAAATATAATTTACCTTATTGTCACATACTATGTTTATATTTATTTCCTCTTTATCGTTTATTTCTTCTATGAAAATATGTCTACCTGGTTCATATGAAACATATTTATCTACCTTTTCATAAGTGGGTATATCTATAAGAAACAGTTTATAATGTAAGTCATTATACATTAAAATGTAATGAAATCTAGTAATATTATCAATTATTATTTTACTTTTTGATATTTCATATAGTATTGGATTCATTATATTTTTAATTAAAAAAGTTTCAGATGTTTTAACTATAATAAGTTTTGAAAAATGTTCATCATATGTTTTTTTGTCTGGGAAAACTTCAAATACTTGTAGTAAACGGCGATTTTCCGATTTATTGAAATTAATACCTCTATGGTGAATATTTGAATGAAATATTAAAATATCTCCTCTTGTTATATTTATTGTTATTTTTTTATTGTAACTTTCACTACTCGAACCTATATTATTGTATTTATGGCTTCCTGGAATTATCTCCATATGTGCATCGTCAAAATAACATAAACAAGTATAAATAGGTAAAAGTTTACTGTTACTATTATTATAGATGTCACCATGAAACGTCGATGCATCTTTTGAGTTATTATTATTACTTAGTCTAAACTTAACATAGCGTGGGTCACTTATAAATGATGTATTTTCTTTAATTTTTTTAAAAAATATATTATCAATAAAATTTTTCATTATTAAATAGTCTACTTTATTATCTTGAATACTAGATAGTCCATATTCAATATCTTTATTTTTTAAAATATTTTTTAATAAAATATACCCATCATCGTGGATATCGGTATTATTACTGTTACTATTATTATTTTTTAAAATATTCATTATATAATATCATATATTATATAATATCATATAATATATAATACATATAATATATAATACATATAATACATATAATATATATTATATATAATTACTTATATTAGTTTACTGTTGGTCTAAAATTACTACCACTTATTTTTATTCACCTTGATTTTCGGACCTTGACCTTTGCGTTTAATGTTTGCAGGGTCATATTGTTCTTCGTCATCATCCGAGTGAATATCTTTCGACATTTCCCAGAATTCTTTTGCCCCCAGTTTAAACGGACCATGTGTTTGCGCCTTATACCAAAATATCTGGTCGTGTAATTTATTCGATTTTGCATTATTATTAATTACTAAACATTCGTAGTTTTCGGTACACTGGTCCATCACCTGGCAAAAACTTTCAAATGTCGGGAACATACCGGCGTAGTTCTCATAGATTCTTTTACGATTCCCAATATATGGTTCGCGTAAAATAAAAACATAGTCAATATTGGTTCGCAAATTGGGAGGAATACCTAGAGGATACTGCATCGTAATTACCAACATGATTTTCCAGTGACGACCGTTCATAAAAAGTAAACGCATCATGACATCTTTGGTCCACTTATTGTCGAAAAGACAGTCATCCAATACCACAAATGTTCGCGGGTCAATTGTGCTTCTTTTATACGACTCTATCTCTTTTTTCATCTGTTTTAATACGGCTTTTTGGCGTTTTAAAATATTTTCAATAATTGCCGTATTATAAGCATCGTGAATAAATAATTTAGGAACATGCTCTCCGAAAAACCCGTTCCCTGCCTCTGTGCCGGATATAACAGTACCGATAGGGATATCTTGATGATAATACATTAAGTCTTTTACTAAAAAACTTTTACCGGTATCACGTCGTCCGATAAGAACAATAACAGGTCCTTTATTTTCATCGGGTCTAAAACTAATTGACCTCATATCAAATTTTGCTAATTCTAAACCTACACTCATTGTTGTATATTTTATATATATTTACTTATTTATACTATATATTAAAAAATATATAATTTACAAACGCATATAATTTTAAAACGAATATTTAGTATTTATTCGCATATTTATTTGCATATTTAGTATTTAGTCGCATATTTAGTATTTTTATTAGTTTAAAAAGTAATAAAAATATGTATTTAATTAATTAAGTAATCGACGATGGAGATTTGCGACGACCAGCCTATTTTTGGAGAAAGTACATTTTCTTTAAACTATAGAAAACTCAACAATCGTGATTTTTTTGCTTCTTTAGAAGAATCGGAACTCGGTATAGTAAATAGTAAAAACTATATGCCTATTTACGAGAATTATTTTAATTTAAACGAGACAAACTATAATTCTATAAATTTGAACCAGCGTTTTTATGTATCCGCTTTATCAGGCGTCGTTGATAAAAATAATATACAGGCTGCTGTTGTAGATGCTTTTAAAAGCACTTCCGAATCTTTAACAATTCTTCATAAACCTATTTTTATTAAATTTTCTCCTTTGATTGATCCTGTTAAATATATGTTGGGAAAATATGAAAGTTTAAATGTAAATGGCGACATTTTAGATATTCCGGTTCTATCAAAACTTGATAGAAAGGGGCTATTAAAAGCAAATGATAAAAATAATGCATCATACGTTGATGCTTTTTTTTCATATTTATCGAGTCAAATTTTAAACTGTCATGACTTTATTCATGGTCTTAATTTCTACGGTTCATTCAATGCTATTAAAAAGAATTTTTATTACAACGTAATTGATGATATAGAATGTTTGGATAAAAATCCTTATTTTAATAAGAATAAAAATATTCTTTTTGAGGTTGAAGATATTGAATTCTCCGATGACGATGACAATCATAACGAGTCTGTCAATAATGACGAAGATAGTACTCTTTCAAACTACGCGCATAGACAACAAAAAAATACAAGGAACAAAAAAGAAAAAATTACTATTGAAACAAACGAAACGATAGACGAGTCAACTATAGTTGTTCACGATGAGTTTGATAAAGTGAACAATGAATTGAGTTCTATATTTAATATTTCTTCTGATAGTAAAGAATCCGAACCATCCGAACCATCCAAACTACCAGGCGACGAAGATTTATTAATATTAAAGTTAGATGATATAATTAGAGATAATGAAAATATAATTGAAGAAGTAGATTGTATTGTATTAAACAAAGATTCTCATTTCGGCAATGATAGTGATAGCAATGACTCCTTCACATCCGGTTCATGTTCTTCGCGTTCATCTTATACAAGTGATGGTGATAACAACGGTGATGATGGCTCCGGAAGTGATTGTGAAATTGATGATATTATTTGTCTTGATGATACTGCAAGTGGTGGCAAGAATGGCAAGGATGGCAAGAATGGCGAATGTGATTATGAAGATGGTGAAAGCGGAGACAATAGCAACAGTGATAGCGAAGGAGAAGATGAATGCGACGACGACGACGACGATGACGACGACGACGATGACGACGACGATGAATACGAAGATGATGAAACACTATGGGCAACAATTAAGAATTTTCCGGTGTCAGCAATTATGCTAGAGAAATGCGAAAATACACTCGACTCTCTCATGATGCAAGAAAAAGAAATGACCGAGAATGAATGGAGGTCCGCACTTATGCAGGTTATTATGACGCTTATTACATATCAGAAGTTGTTCGGATTTACTCACAATGACCTACATACAAACAATATCATGTACATATACACCGAAAAGGAGTACATATATTATCATTACAATAAGAAATATTACCGCGTACCTACATATAATCGCACTTTCAAGATTATCGACTTTGGTCGCGCTATTTATAAATATAAATCCAAAACCATATGTAGCGACAGTTTTAGTATGACAGGCGACGCAGCAACGCAATATAACTGCGAACCCTATTTTAACGATAATAAACCTCGTTTAGAACCGAATTATAGTTTTGATTTATGTCGTCTTGGGTGTTCTATTTTTGATTATTTTATTGATGATATAAGTAATGTTGCAGCGATATGTAAAAAGGAGCCTTTGTCCAAGTTGATAGTGGAGTGGGTTACGGATGACCAAAATAGGAATATTTTGTATAAGGCGAATGGCGAGGAGCGTTATCCTGATTTTAAATTATATAAGATGATTGCGCGAAGTGTGCATAACCATACACCGCATGCGCAGTTGTCGAAGCCGATTTTTGCCAGTTATGAGTTTCCTAAGAAAAAAGTTAAATCGTCGAACAGAATAGTAAATATCGATAAGATGCCGTCTTATATGGAGTGATGTAAAAAATATATTTACAATAATAGCTCTATATTACAATAATATTTTTCATATATTTATAATATTTATATAAATATGAAAATGTGAAAATGTGAAAATGTGAAAACGTTTAAAATCCAGGTGCGCCTGTAAACACATCAGGTTTAGAACCTAAAATAACGGGAGACTCGTTGAATTGAGTAACAATAAAATGACCTAAAATATAACAAACAAATACGATAGCGGCATCTCGAAGAGCATTCTTCATCGGTTTTGAGTCGGGTGCTTCATCTTCGCTTGGTTTTGAAATAAACCGTATTTCTATGAATTTTGCTAAAAGAAAGATACATGCAACAATTCCGGCAGAAACATACAAGTTGTCCATTTATTTTATAAGGGAATAATCTATTACAGGTTTTTACGAATAACAATTTATAAATACTTTATTAAATCTTTAAAATACATAAATAATTTTTATTTTTAAATATAAATATAAATTATTGTTAATCAATGCACTTGTGCAACTTTCTTTGTCTTATTTTTTTTTTTGCGACTTCTGCCCCCTTGGGTCACTCTAGTACCTAAAAATTGCACATAAGGTTTACTATGATGTATTTCACTTGCATCTATAATGGTTTTACGCTCATTCAGAGGAGCTTCATGCACTCTATAAATAAGCTCCTGTATTCTTTTCAGCTCATTCAATCGGTCTTTATATCTCATAATTATTTCATTGTTTTGCAAAAGTTCAAGTTTATACATATCTCGCAGTGTTTTTTTGTCTAAATTCGCGAGTGATGAAGCTGTTGCTCTTTTCAATTCATCAAGCGTTCTTTCATTGTTTTGTTCGAGACTAATAATGCGTTTGATTACTTTACGACTTTCTTTCACATATGGTTTGCATTGATCTTTCGCTCTTTTCACGTTTGATTTATATCTATCCTCGCTTCTCAAAAATTCACCAGCCGTCGTATTGACTGTATGCATTTTCTCACTTCCACGAAGCCCGCGACCAAGATTTAACGGAACTACTGTTGCATAAGGGTATTGTTTTGGCATATCCCGTGGCGGCATATCCCGTGGTGGCATATCCCGTGGTGGCATATTCCGTGGCGGCTTATCTTCCTCAACTTCCCATCTCAAGCGTTTTTGCATTTTTAAGTTAATATTTATAAATATTAAAAATATTAAAAATATTAAAAATATTAAGAATACTATTATGTAGTTATTTGTTAAAAGTCATCAATCATGGGGATTTCTTCTATTTTTAAATCTATATTACTGTCGTTGTCTTCATCGTCGCTAGGGAACGGGTCAACACTTAACTCAACGTTGTCGCCTATATTTAGCTTAACACTGTCATTGTCATCGTCGTCGTCATCATCATATTCATCGTCGTTATCATCATCATAATTGTCATCCTGACGAGATTCACTAGATATATTTTCAATAGGTATTACCTGGTTATTGTCCATGTTAAAACTTACACCCGATGCTTCCGGCGTAGAGGCAAAAGATGCTGCTTTTATTTTCGAAAGTGTTTCGGCTTCTTCGGCAAGTTGTTTTGCCGACATAGGTTCTGGCTCAGAAATATTGCCGGCGACGGTTTTATCGATGACCGGTTCTTGGGAAATAATTTCCTCTCTTTCATGAACTTCGACGGCATTTTCGACGGTTTCATTCATATATAATTTTAATAGCTCTTCCACGGGAATTGTTTCGCGAACTGTCTGTAAAATACACTCTTTAATAATAATCTCCAACTCTCTCGAATTTTTTTGAGACTTTAATGATGATATACCCATCTCAAATAAATATACATTTGTATATATTTTACGTGCAGCATTGATATATATGTGATGGACAAAATCGTCTAAAGATGGAATATTAACATCCACCTTCTTCTGTTTTGTTCCGACACGCATACATGACAACATCTTTAACTGAATGATATGAACACAAGTTATAAGATCGGAAATATATGTACAGTTGCTTTTCTCTTTAATACGAGAACATTCTTGCGAAATAATACTAGGATTCCACTTTGGAACTCTCGAAAGAAAATTTTGGAATGTCATTAAATATTTTGTCTTCTCATCATTCTCAACACACAATTTCCATGATTCTTCAAATATTGATTTAACACCGTCTATAATACAAGGCGTCAACACTGTGATTAATCGCGAACACCACTCATTGCGAGATTCTTGTAAACTATTCAAAGAAAAGTCGTCCATTTACATAAATGAAATATTTTCTAAAGTGGAATCACTACGAAAAAGAAAAAAATTTAATATAAATAACATTAGTAATTTCTCATTTCTAAAATCCTTCTTTATCTTATTAAAAATAACCATGAATTCATATATTTTACTTTCATGCAATGAACTGTTATGAATAAAACTTATAATATCTAAACAACTATATCCATTTTCATATAATTTTACACAAAGACTAATAAGTTCGTTTAGTGTATACTTTTTATCCAGTTTTAAATCCTTTTTAAGATTGTCCATCTTCTTTTTTATCACTTTTCCTAAACTGTATATTTCATTTAATGCATAACTGTGTAAATTTATTACTTTACCATTTACAATAGGTTCTGGTACATATATTTCACAAAACCTAGATAAAATCGGTTTTAATAATTTATATTTATCTTCAACAATTATAAAAAATCTTGTAGAATGGCTAAATAATTCAATACACCGACGTAATGCTGATTGTGCGTCTATTGTTAGCTTATCTGCGTTTAATAAAATAATAGTTTTAAAAATTTCGCCATCTTTTAAGTTTATATTTGTTTTTGCAAAGAATTTTAACTCTTCTCTAATAAATTTTATACCTTTCCCGTGTGCACAATTTACTTCCATTACATAATTTTTTATCATTTCTTTGTCATTGTGATAAATATCGTGTATAAAATGATTTACAAGTGTGTTTTTACCACACCCTGATACTCCATGAAAAATTATATTTGGAATTTTCTTTATTTCAATAAAATATTTTAATTTTTTTTCAATATCATTGTGTATATCTAATTTTGGAATATTTTTATCATTTATTTTTTCCATTTTTGTTTAATATTAAATATATATTCATTTATTTAATATTATTTATATATTTATTTGCAGTTATCAATATTCAACGTATATTATGCATAGGTTATGCGTTATAATACATATATTGGGCATTTTGTATCATTGTCAACCATAAGTTTTATCAACTCATCAAATGATGTTTTCGGTTTCCATCCCAATACCGTTCTCGCTTTTGTAGAGTCCCCTAGTAATATATCAACTTCCGCCGGTCTGTAATATTTTTCATTCATAAAAATCATTACTTGTCCCGTCTTCTCATTATACCCAATCTCATTTACCCCACTACCTTCCCATTTTATTTTAAATCCACACAACCCGAATGCTTTCTCTATCATTTCGCGCACCGTATGCGTTTCATTTGTCGATAATACATAGTCGTCCGGTGTATCATGTTGCAGCATTCGCCACATCCCCTCTACATAGTCTTCAGCATTCCCTAAATCGCGCATTGCATCTATATTCCCCATAACAAGTCTATCTGTTTCTCCGCGTATTATTTTACCCAATCCTAGTGTTATTTTTCTTTCTACAAAATTATGCCCCCTTCTTACTCCACCATGATTAAAGAGGATTCCGTTACATGCAAACATACCATACGCTTCGCGATAATTTTTCACTATCCAATAAGCATATAATTTCGCCACACCATAGGGCGAACGCGGATAAAAGGGCGTGTTTTCATTTTGCGGCGTTTCTTGTACTTTACCAAATAGTTCACTCGTTGATGCCTGGTAAAATCTCGCAATCTTTTCTAGATTATTATTTCTTATCGCTTCTAATAATTTAAGTGTCCCAAACGCATCCGTGTCTGCCGTATATTCCGGCATTTCAAAAGATATCTTTACGTGTGACTGAGCAGCCAAATTATACACTTCTAGTCGCGTCATACCAGGATACGCATTTTTAATTAAATTAAGTATCTTTTCTAGACACGAACTGTCCGTAATATCCCCATAATGCAGTTTTAAATTTTTGTTGTCAAAAATATGACTTATTCGCAATGTATTTATAGTAGAGGCTCTGCGTATTAAACCATGAACTATATAGTTTTTCGATAGTAGTAGTTCTGCTAAATATGAACCATCTTGTCCTGTTATACCGGTAATAAATGCTATTTTATTTGTTCTGTTTGTTGGGTTTCTTGTGGTTTGTTCTATAAAAGACATATGTGATGATATGGATGATATGGACGGTATATTTTTATATACTTTTATATATCTTTAAAAATTATTTTTATATGACTTTTGATATTGTTTTTATATCAAATGTTATATTTGTACTTTATAATTTATAATTTATACTTTATACTTCTAAAATGAAGCATCAGATGACGATTTTACTAGTTCTGAGTTTAAAGAGCTTTGAACAACATTTGTTTCATTGGGTCGATTTACATGTCTTGTAACAGACCGGGTTTCTTTTCCGGCATTAAACGGGGGTATGTATACCGGATTATGTGAATACGTTTCGGGTCGCGTTTCGTCTTTTTTTATAAATAATCCTACTTCATCTTGGAATGTTTCGTTTACAGTATTGTGAACACTGCTGAAAGCATCATTACTATCGGTATTTTCCATACCGTTTATCTCCATATTCGCAGGGCTACTATTTGACATTCTTTCGGTTGGTCTATTTAATATATTTTTCTCTTCTACTATTCTGTTTTGTTTTTCTAACTTATCTTGGTTATTCTTTTCAGTTGTTTTTTGTATTAAAAAAAACATACCAACTCCGAGAAAAATAAAAATAAAAATTATTAATGGAATAGAGTTATTTGCTGTAAATATAGAAGATGATTTCAAACTTTTCATATATTATATACTATTTGTATTATATAATATAATATAATATATAAAAATTATTACAAAATATCTTAAGAACACAATTTTGTCTCAATAAGCTCAAGAAGTGGACATAAATCTTTTGGGTCAATATTTTCTTTTTCTCTTCCTACTTTTATACCTTTACCCGATTTGCAAAATGACTTATCTACCAGTTCAAGTAAAGGACATAAGTTTTTTGGATCCATTTCTAAATTAAATTCAAGTGCATTTTTTTCGTTCTTAATATTTTGAAAATTATTATTTAATTCTTTTATGTTATTTTGATTCTCGTGATTTGAACCAGTACTGTTACATAATACCATATCTACATAATCTACAAAAGAGCATATTTTTACTCCTTTGTCGAAATTCTCTAGATGAGTATGTTTTACTACTGTCGCCTCGTTCGCGACTGAATGACTTGGACCAGAAACAGGGAAAGGAATAAAAAAGGCAAAGGTAAGTGCGGGTAAAATAGCAAGTAAGCTAATGGTTTTCAACATTTTTGTGTTTATATATAATATATAATATATAATATATAATATATAAAGTATAAAGTATAAAGTATAAAGTATAAATTATAAAGTATAAAGTATAAAGTATAAATTATAAAGTATAAATTATAAAGTATAAATTATAAATTATAAAGTATAAAGTATAAAGTATAAATTATAAAATATAAAGTATAAAAATTTATTATTTTACACCTTTTATATACCACCGTAGCTGTGCAAACTTTGTGTATATGGATTGCGTTTAAATGCGTCTAATATATCTGGTTGAATTCTTTCGCAATGAATAGAATGATCATAGAATTGCGGCATTTTACTTACTTTACCAAATTGCGTTGCAGAAGGCGGCATTCCTCCTAAACCAGAACCAGCGCTTGCACCTGCATTCCAAGGACATTCTTTGTTATTTTTATCGGGTCTTCTAATATTTATATTTGCATTATTGTTAAAAGCAGATAGATTTCCTGAAGGAGTATATTCTTTGCTTACTTTATGTATATTATTGCGTTGATTTTGTGTAGCCATTGTAGACCGATATCCTTGATTACTTGAACCATCACTGGGTCCGAAATATTCAGGTTCAGTTGTTTGGCGTTGTGTATACACATCTTGTTGGTCCGAAACTAAATAACCAGTACCCTCTGTGAGTGGTGTCACATTCAAGTGGTTAAAGTCGAGCAAACTTTCGGTCGTTTCTTTGATTGTTGTCGGTGCTCTATCTGCAGGGTTATGCGCACGTCCAGCGGAACCATTAGGCTGAACATTTCCTGCAGGTCGAATCGTTCCAACAACATTTTCTTTTCTAGAGGGGCGGACCGCTTCTAATATTGGCGCAACAAACGACCTTAGCGCTGCATTTACACTCGACCCCAAAAATAGAGGCGCTTTCAGGTTTGACCGATTTGTAGAGCGAATTCTTGTGATTCCGCGCCCGTAGTCGTGCTTGGATGGTTCGCATTTTCCTACACCACAAGCATTGATAAGCGGAACACCTTCTAGTGTTACTTTTCTAGAGGCTTCAAAATTTTTCGGAGCATACTGCGATGTTCCGTTCATATTCGAGTCTACTCCAAAATATTCTTTGGTAGTGCATATACGGCTCTGGTCTTTCATTAACTCTTCGGGGCGTCCGGACTGTGCTTTCTCTAAACCTGTAGTAGTAAACCATCTATCAGGGGTGTTTAAGTAGAACTTGTCGGGTAAGAATTTTTCGACGTGTCCATATGTTTTGGCGCTGGGAGGTTGTTGCACATTCCAGTTATAAGAAGGTCCTTGATGATTCTCTAAACTATATGTAAGTTTGGGATTATTCGTAGTTCGTAGTTCGTCCACGTTCCTGTCCACCCATAAATCACGAGCTTCCATACCCGAGTTAAACCCATTACTTCCACAAGATGTAAAACCCTGATTTAATCCAGGAGCAACGCGCACTTCTTCCCACGGTTTTACATTCGCCATTTGTGTTCCCGGATTGACGCGTGACTGAAAAAATGACGTAAAATTCGGCATTCCACTTGGATATTGTATATTTGCTTCAGGTGCAAAAAGAGGCGCGCGTTCTTCTTTGCATATTTTTTGACTCCCCGAACCACTATAACTATCTAAAATAGACTCATGTGTATCAGAATCCGTTGTGCGACCTCTTATTCTTGAACCGAAAAACGGTACCATATTATTATGCTCAAAATGTGATACATTTATTTGCTGTCCGGTTAACGATGATACATTGGCGTCATTGGCGTCATTTGCATCATTATTGTTGAAATATGGATTACCAAATTGGTCACCTTGTTGAAGTACTCTTTCGCCGACGGTTCCATTGAAGTATTTATCTGTTACTGCGGATCCTCCCCTAAACTGATTTATATTCCCTCTCGTGGAAGTGTCTATTGTGGGATAGTTTGTAGATGGTATTTGTGTATTTGGTAGGTGATTTTGGGGATTTACTCTACCAGCACCCATATTTGTAAATGCTTCTTTTTTAAACATTTTTGCTCTTGCATCGTCAATATTATTTTCTTTTTTATTATTTGCCGCCATAATTAATCCTGTAGCCGCTAATATTGGGATAACAACTTCCATTGTATTATATATGTTTATTATATATATGTAATATATTTTTTAGTCTCTATTAACTCTTAAATATTACATATATAGATTTTACGTTTACCTTTTTATTTTGTAAATAAATTTTGGGTATTATCTATTGTGTTATAATTAAAACAAGGAACTTTTGTAACATGGTTATCTTTTTCTAAAATTCTAGTGCTAAGGTTATTCTGAAATGACATACATGTATTCTCTTGTGGATTCAAATGAAGATAGTCCCAATTTGGTTGTTCTAAATCTCTGTACCACCATGCAGGATTTGTAACCCTCGATTGGTCAGTAAAAGGAGAACAAGTAGGATATTCAACTGTTGATGTAGGTATAACTACGTCTTTATAATTATTTTGAGGATTACAGTCTCTTGTTAGGTTTCTATCAAGACCAAAAAGAGAACTTTCAAGATTTATTGTGTTTGTCATCAAATTTCCACCCCACTTTTGTAGACGAATGGATGGGTCTATCATAAAACACGGCTTATCTCCGTTACCAGGAACATTGATTCTCCATTTTCCCGGGTCTGTAGACTCTTGCTGTTGTTTCTCTATTCTACATGGGTCATCGTGAAAACGAGTAAATGACATTTATTGGAATATAATTATATTATATTACTATATTTATTATTATATTTATTTCTATAATATTTCTATAATATTTCTATAATATTTCTATAATATTTCTATAATATTTCTATAATATTTTTATGCCACTTAAATTATTTATTTATTTATTTATTTATTTATAGAACAAAAATAAATATAAATATATTTGTCTTATGATTCCTAAATACTTGTTGTACGTACGATATTACAAATATGAAAAATAATTTACATGGCGCAAAAAAAGCTTGTATCCTACAAAATAAAACAATATGTTTAAATATGATTGTAAAAAATGAAGCACATATTATTGTAGACACTTTCAATAATATTTTAAATTATATTCCGTTCACTTATTGGGTTATTTCTGATACAGGTTCTACTGATGGTACGCAGCAAGTAATAAGAGATTATTTTAAATCAAACAACATCGACGGAGAACTATTTCAAGACGAGTGGCGTGATTTTGGATATAATAGGACTCTAGCTCTGCAACATGCGTATAAAAAAACAGACTACTTATTTATTTTTGACGCCGATGATAGTATACATGGCAGTTTCGAGCTTCCGGTTCCTAGTGTATTTAATAAAGAAATGTATAATTTAAAATTTGGAGGAGACAACGTAGCTTATATTCGCCCCTTACTAATAAATAACCATCTTCAGTGGCAGTTCAATGGCGTTCTTCATGAATTTTTGACATGTGTAAATAAAAATATTGAAGGAGTAGTAATAAGTGGCGAATACTATGTAGAGTCTGGGCGCAAAGGGAGTAGGAGCAAAGACCCTGATAAATATAAAAAAGATGCCGAAATTTTAAAAAAGGCATATTATACTGAACTAGAAAAACCAGACAAAGGATTGTCAAATCGTTATGCTTTCTATTGCGCGCAGAGTTATAAGGATAGTGGCATGGTTAAAGATGCAATCGAATGGTATACGATGGTAGCGGATAAACTAAATACATGGGTTCAGGAAAGATACTATTCTTGTTTTATATTGGGAGACATGTATATGCGACAAAATGATTTTGAAAATGCTATTCGCTACTTGACAAAATCCAGCATTTTTGACCACGAGAGAATTGAAGGAGTTGCGCTAGCTTGTGAAATTCTTTTACAAAAAGAAATGTATTTACTATGTTGTTCTTTGGGTCAACAGTTCCTAGGGCACACAGAACCACCACCTAATAAACTTTTCCTTTTTGAACCCTTTTATTTTAACCATGTAGAATATTCGTGCAGTATTGCCGGATTTTACTGTGGAAATCATGAGTTAGGGTACGAATGTTGTAAAAAAATTATTACTACTAGGTGTATTGATAATATTGACAAGTACATTAAAACGTGTTTGAACTTAGCATGTTATAAAGACCAACTATTGCATGATACGAAAGATACTCTTGAGTTTTTTTATGAATATAACGAAAATATACAAAAGTTATTAAATGATGGCGTCGATGTAGACAAACGAATGCACGAGTGTTGGAACATTTTATTTGAAAAAAATCGTTCTAAATTATGTGACATGCCTAAAAATAGTAAAACAACGTTCCATAATAAAGTCTCTTCAGGTTCGGGTACGGGTATAGGTACGGGTACGGGTTCGGGTTCGCATAAACGCGCCAGTAATGTCGCCAATAATGTTTTCATTTCATTTACTACTTGTAAAAGACTCGATTTATTTAAACAGACAATCGGTTCTATTTTAAATCATTGGTTAGATAAAGAAAAGATTAACTATTGGTTTTGCGTCGATGATAATTCTTCCAAAAGTGACAGGGAATATATGAAGAGTAATTTCCCGTGGATTACGTATTATATGAAGTCGGAATCCGAAAAGGGTCACAGAGAAAGTATGAATATTATTTGGAATAAACTAAATGAACTCAAACCAAAATATTGGATACATATGGAAGATGACTTTTTATTTTATACGAAACGAAACTATGTGGAAGATTCTATACGGGTTCTTACAACATATCATACTTCTAAAAATATTCGACAAGTTTTATTCAACAGAAACTATTCTGAAACAATTGAGAATACGGCTATAAAGGGGCATACCATTTTACCCCCTAACGAATGTGAATGTATTCAAGGGCTTCCCATTGTTCTGCATAACCATAGTAAAAGTAATGATATACCTTTCCCGAACTGTTGCTACTGGCCAGACTATAGCTTTCGTCCGGCTATGATAGATGTTGAAACTATTTTATGTCTAGGTAATTATGATACTGAAAATCAATTTTTCGAATTAGATTATGCAAAGCGTTGGTATGACGCAGGATACAGAAGTGCATTTTTTAATATGATATGTTCGCGTCATATCGGTAGACTAACATCGGAACGACATGATAAAACAAAACCAAACTCTTATGAATTAAACAATACTTCACAATTTAATTTAGTCGAATCTCACGAACCTCATACGCCTCTAGTCTCTATAGCTCCTCCATCCAGCAACATTGATATTGCAACGAATGAAAGCATCATTATGCGATACAGCCCTCCCATAAAAGTAAACACATCGTGTAGTATTAAAGTTGTAAACTTAAAACATAGAGATGACCGTAAAAAGGCGATAATAAATAAGTTGGAGTTGGCAGGATTTTCTGATAAAGAATACGAAATTATAGAAGCAGTATATGGTAACGACCTTGCATTATCGCCCACAGTAGAATTATATAAAATGTTTGAAGGCAATGATTTTGGAAGTAGATGTGGGTTTATTGGTTGTGCGTTGTCGCACTATGGGTTATGGCTCGAGTTAATAAAGGATACAGTAAATGACTATTATATTATTATGGAAGATGATGTTATTTTATGTAGTGGATATAAAGAACAACTTGCGAAACTTGAACCACACTTAAATGATAAGGATATTTTATATCATGGGTATACAATGTATAATACTAACAGGTCGAAAAACAAAGAGAAATATGAATATAGTTTAGTAACGCACGATACTGACGTAACAGTATGCGACCTTGCTACCGATTTGTATGTTGGAGGAACATTTGGATATAGTATAAATAAAAAAGGTGCCCAAAAAATGATAGATTATATTCACAAAAACGGAATAAGGCATGGTATTGACTACATTATGAAAATTGCGAATACTCTCGATAGGTATGAAACACAACCGAATTTATGTATATCGTTATGGCACGAAGATGATAACGACTATGATACGGATATACAAAAGTTTGTTGATTCGATTGATTTTAGCTTCTACATAAATGAGTACCTTCGTATTTTAAAAGACAACTTTGTTTATATACCTGGTGGCGACCAAATAGGGTGCGACTTGTATCACAAACAGGATAATCTAAAAAATATGGTACTGTGTGCTGCGAATGATAAACAATGCATCGCATTTAATACGCTCGGATTTTTTAAGAGTAGTATTGAAATGATTACAAGTTCGCGATGGTTTGGCGAACATGATGGTATTTATATTAAAAAAGAATATGTATCGAAAGTTGTAGAGAATCTTGATGATAACTTCAAACGGGTATATGAGGAGACGCTATTAGGAGAGATTAAAAACAATGAGATGCAACAGGTGCGTGAGATTAATCGAAATTCGGATATATCAAAACCCACAAATAAAAAACGCGTAAAAATGTTATGCAACTGGTGTTCTTCGAAAGATTTGTGTTGTGAATTTTCTTCAATGTATATTGATTGGAAAACTTATGAAAATAGTGTATTTGAGATTGTTTCAGATGATGGTGATAATGATGGTGATAATAATATTGACTACTACGTGATTATAAATATGCCTACATATGATTCATCGTGTGTGTACGACCCTAAAAAGACGATTGTGTTTCAGATGGAACCGTGGGTATATGACACTACTAAAAACTGGGGAGTTAAGACATGGGGAGAATGGGCTATACCGGATGTGAACAAGTTTATGAGAGTGTTTCGACATACGGAATGTCTTAACAATGTACAATGGCAAGTATCGCCCCCAGAAGAAATTATAGGGGAAGATAAAATAAATAAGGTAATGTGTGTACTAAGTGAGAAATTATATGACGAAGGGCATATGAAAAGGGTGAACTTTTTGAAATATGTGGATTCGGAGTCACAAGCTACGTCTACATCTACGGATATTATGCGGGTATATGGTCGTAAAAATTATCACGAATTAAAATCGTATGTAGGTGAAACAGATAATAAAACGGAACTAGTAAAGTACAAGTATTGTTTTTCGTGTGAGAACAATAGCGAAAAAAATTATGCAAGTGAGAAGATTTGGGAGCCTATTTTATTCGAGTGTCTTTGTTTTTACTGGGGCTGTCCTAATCTGGAAGACCATATTGATTCGCGT